CGATGTGAAATTGCCCGCCGGCCCAGTCGATCCAAACGATCCAAAATGGAAACAGGCCGCAAGCCCGCTAACACCAGAGGCCATGGCCGCACTTTTAAAATCGGCTTCTGCAAGATTAACCCCAAGAGAACTTTGTTATTTAATAAATGGCGAATTTTATAATGAAGGGGTTATAAAGATTATACAAAAGTTGATACGAAAGCTGGATAAAAATGGGGGCTGGGGTATTGAAAAAGCGGGCATATATAGCAAGAGTTCCATAGCTCAATATTTTAAGAAGGTGGGTGCAAGCCTCCCAGAGGAGTTCAGCAAAGTCTGTAACGATGCCCTCGGCGCACTTGATGCCGCTGCAGCCGCTATACGAGCCAACCGCGAGCTATGCAAGGATTTGGGCGCAGAAGAGCTTAAAGACCTTAAAGAGAGGCTAGAAAAGCTTGGTTTGAGTGATAAAGATGTAGCAAAGATCATTGAAAATAGCAAAGTAAAAGATCTGAATGCTCTTGAAAAAGCTTTGGACTTCTTGGCAGAAGAGAACTTTCTTGATAGCATCTTAGACGAAATTGTCATTGAGCAACCCGAAATAGTAAACTCTGCAGTAGAAAAATCTATTAATGGCGCATTTGGCGCAATTGAAAAATCTATTAATGCATATTTGTTTGATCTTTTTCTTAAGTCATATTTGCCAACCTCAGATTTTAATTTGGCTGTAAATTATCTTGTTAACGAAAAGCACGCCGATCCCATGATAAAGGGCATGCCGCTCACGGCCGAAGCGCCGGTAGGGCAAAAAGCATTGGAGAAAGCCGCAAGAGAAAAACTCATTTCCGACATTGAAGGCAATTATTTTGCGCCGAATCCACTTTTATCTCTTTTTGCTGATGATAATTTTTATGAAAAGCACCTAGACCCGGGCTTTTTCGGTGAAGAAACTGATATGCCTTTGGTAAAATATCGCAAAATGTTTGAGTCAGCAGCTAATTTCAATTTTAATTTTCGAAAAATTGACTTAAAGCAAGCTTTTTCTAAGGCACAGATTCTTGGGCTAAAACTTAATTCTATATCACTGGGAAAGGACGTTGCAATGGGGCTTGATGATTCGGGAAAATATTATCAAATGTATATTTGGAATATTCCAATGTTTTTAGATTTTTCAGAGCCAGAGGCCGACAAACCTCTTCCCGAAGATCGATCGCCCTATATTCATAAAGGCGTCACCATACCCAATGTACTACACGCTCTTAAACCAATTATAGATCCTGATGATAAAAAACTAAATAAGTATATTGATGATCAAATGAACAAAAGCGCTATCACTGCGACGAAGACTTCTGGGGCTCAACAGCCTGAAGTTTTTGATAACATCTTTTACAAGGCATTAGAAGTTGCTGTTAATAAAAATATTGGGACTAAAAATAGTTTTAAGGAAGATTTGGGTTCGATTAGAAAAGAAATAAGCGAACAACTGCTTGAAATGATGCCGGCGACTACCCCCGATATAATGATTGTGGGGGCAATGAGAAATTTTTATGTAGAGGAATACGCAGACAAAGTAAATAAAACTGACAAAATTAAAGTTGTAGATCTGAAAGGTAACGAGCACACGAAGAAGAAACCAAAAAAACTTTTACGAAAATATAGAGCTTTTCAAAAAGAAAATTCCTTGGTGCCAATTGAAAAAATTAAAAAGCAGGTTAAAAAGATTTATGAGAAAAAATAGAAAATGAAGGTAATAGATAAAACACAACAGTATAACGATGCGATTTTGTATGGCGCAATACTTGGCAAGATTATGTTTATAATCGCCGACAAGGTATATGCTAGTATTTCGCTTCTCATTGACAAAGATTATGGCGAAAAGCAGGATTTATTAACAGCTTATTTTATGGAAGTTATAGAAAGAAAATTTACCCAAGAAGCAACACTCAGCGAATACTACGATGATGCAAAAAGATTGTATGGAAAATATCAAGATGTTATAGATCCCAAGAGTAAGAAAAACCCATCACTTATAACTGGCAAAGAAGCTCTTGGGGCGATGTGCATGAACTCGATTAAAATAATTCTAGAGCAGCTTAAAAAAGTAAGCGTTAATAGCATAGAAAATACACCATGGCACGAAAAATGGCTTATTGAAAGTGAATTGGGAATAACGACTTGGGTCTCCCTTAATGATATCGAGAAGAAACAAAACGCCGGCCGCCACAGCAAGGCCTTTAGGAAAAATAACTTGACGCATCAACCATATTTCAATCCTAGCTCGCCTGAAGATTTAACAGATCTTGAAAAATGGATCAATAATAAGTGGGGTAAATTTGCGCCGCCGCACTCGTTGGTCTTCGGAAAAAAATTCGGAGCAGATATTAGTTATGCTACTAAGAAGAATAAACTTTTGTGGCAAAGATTTATAAAAATAACTCCCGCTTCATTTGACAAATCTGCAGGGTCGATATATTCTAAAATAGAAGATATCGAAAAAGAAACATTCGGCCAGTATACTGAGTCTGGCCCATCTGTATTTAATTTGTGGCCAGCGTTTTATTCATATAATCTCAGAGGGCATGTTAATATAGATTATTGGGAAGAGGCTTGGATAGACTTTATACAAAACCTTCCCACTTCCCAAGTTAAAGGATCAAAAGCGGCTCTTAACGCGGCTAGATATGTTTATCGTTTTCCTTATGATATGTATAAAAAGATTGAATATGGCGTGAGAGCGGTGTATCTTTGTGATGAAAGCTTTTTTAACAATCACAATAAAGCATTTTTGGCTCAATATGATGATAAAGTTTTGAGCAGCGCCACTACATCTGCTTTTCGAAAGACTTATGGCGATTCTGCTTATCTTATAAATAACAAAACGAAATACGGCATCTGGCCTAGATTTCTAATACCAATAGCGGAAGTCAAGAAAGAATATAACATAGAAGATCTTGCTATTTTCAACAATAAAAACCCCCCGTGGCCAGCTAATCAATCAGAGTACAACGATCATCAAAAAATTAGTTGGGAGGCCGAAGCACGCGTTAAAATGGTTAGAAAAAAATTAGATGCTGAGCTTGCAAGCCTTCAAAAAGAACTGCTTGAGACAAACGAAATGAGGGCGCTTACAGAATATATTTTCCCTTATCATCTATTACCGCAAATGTCAGCTATTTACTGTATAGAGGCATTGTCAAATGCTTTGATGTCTTTATCGGCCGGCGGGGGAATACCATCAGTACTTGTTAACGCGGGCCTCGATGTGTTGATTAATAAAATAAGATATTCTGGAGTATATATGAAAAATGAATGAGGGCTTATCAGTAAAACTTCCTTTGCAGAAAGACAAAAAATTTGGCTTTTTGCTAAACACGACTTATGAAGACATGATTCTTCAGAACTTAAAGAATTTAATTTTGACTTCACCCGGGGAACGAGTCTGGGATCCGGAGTTTGGTGTTGGTTTAAGAAGACATCTTTTTGAACTACAAAGCGACACAATCAATAATGAACTTGCTGTAAAGATAAATGAACAGATAGAAACATACATGCCCTTTATAGAAATACTTGATGTTGAAGTACTTAGAAATGCAAAAATTGAAAATATGTTGAATGTGACACTTTCTTTTCTTATTAAACCGTTGCAAAAGTCTGAGACTTTGGACATCTCATTTCTTATTTAAAAACTATTTAATGTCATGGCCAGTAAAAAAATAATCCCAATAAACTATACTAATCGCGAGTTTGAGACAATCAAGGGCGATTTAATCGAATACGCAAAGCGTTATTATCCAAATACGTATAAAGATTTTAATGAGGCGTCTTTCGGCGCTTTGATGCTTGATACAGTCGCATATGTTGGCGATATGCTTTCTTTCTATTTGGATTATCAAGCAAATGAATCTTTTTTGTCAACTGCGATAGATCCAGATAATGTGATCAAGCTGAGTAAAACTTTGGGATTTAAATATAAGGGTGTCCCAAGTTCAAGTGGAATTGCAACTTTTTATATTTTGATACCAGCTAAATCAACGGGGCTTGGAACAGATTCAAATTATTTGCCGATATTAAAGAAGGGGGCACAAATTGCCAACGAAGCAGGCGCTAGTTATATTCTTAATGAAAACATTAATTTTGCAGATCCAGATAATTTGGTTGTCGTCGCACAAAATGATGCAACGACCGGCTTGCCCACTTCATATGCAGTTAAAGCGTCTGGCCAAGTAATTTCTGGTATTTTAGAGCAAGAATCATTTGTACTTGGCGATTACAAAAAATTTAAAAGTTTGCAATTAGCAGCCTCCAACGTGGTAGAGGTGTTATCCGTCACTGATACCGCTGGACATGAATATTATGAAGTGGACGCGTTATCACAAAATGTTATTTATAAAACATTTGAAAATAAAAATAATGATAAATTTGATACGCCATATGTTCTTAAGGCTGTTCCTGTGCCGCGAAGATTTATTGTTGAGCGCCACCGTGATGATATCTTTTTACAATTTGGGTATGGCTCTGAAGATAATTTAACCTCAGAGGTTGTAGTGGATCCTGCGAATGTTATATTAAACACATATGGCAAAGATTATATTACAGACACTACATTTGATCCAACCAATTTAATTAAAACAGACAAATTGGGCGTAGTGCCAACCAATACAACTTTAACAGTTACTTATCGCACAAATACTACTGAAAATGTAAACGCCCCGGTTGGTTCTGTGACTATTGTAGAAGGATCAAACTTTAGTTGGCCAGATGCCGCCACCAACCCTGCTACAATTCAGGCGGCCATTTCAAGCTTGGAATGTACAAACGAAGAGCCTATTTTGGGAGATTTAGCGCTGCCAACAGTTGATGAATTAAAAATTAAAGCTATTGATACGTTTATGACACAAAATCGTGCAGTAACAAAGCAAGACTATATGAATCTGTGTTATTCTATGCCGACAAAATTAGGTTCTTTAAAAAGAGTAAACATTGTTCAAGACAAAGATTCATTTAAAAGAAATCTTAATTTATATGTAATGGCTGAAAATTCACTTGGATTTTTTATTACGGCAAACAATACACTCAAAGACAATTTAAAAACTTGGCTTTTGAATTACAAGATGTTGAATGACACTATTGATATTCTTGATGCTAAGATTGTTAATGTTGGAATAGATATTGAAATAATCACGCTTTTGGGAAAAAATAAATACGATGTTCTAGAAGACGCGCTCTCTGCCCTAAAAGATAGGTTTGATAAAAAATTTGAAATTGGCGAAAGCATATATTTAAGCGACGTTTATACAACTGTTAACAGAATTGATGGCGTATTAGACACCACCTCTGTAAGAATTACAGCGAAAACGGGCGCAAATTATTCACAGGCTCCATTTGATATAGTTCAAAATACATCTGCAGATGGCAGATATGTATCTGTGCCTGAAGATTATGTATTAGAGATAAAATTCCCAGAAGATGATATTAGAGGGGCTGTGAAATAATGGGTATTAAACGTTACATAGCTACAAAAGATAATACAATAACAAACGCATTTAAGTCAGATCTTTCTACAAGAGGGTCTGGTTCCAACATGGGTGCCTCTGATATTTTGGAGGTTTTTTCTATTTATGCTCAAGCCACCACAAGCAGCATAGAAAAATCACGCATACTGCTTCAGTTTCCGACAACTGATCTTATAGCCGATAAACAAACTGATGTAATTTTGTCCGCTTCCTACCAAACTAACTCGGGTAAGTCGCAAGCTAATCCAAAGTATTTTTTAAGATTATTTAATGCAGAACATGCCCAAACTTTGCCAAAACAATTTGAGGTGACAGTAAAAGCTGTGTCTAGGTCTTGGGATGAAGGCATTGGCTTAGACATGGATGAATATAAAGATCTGGGATCTTCAAACTGGGTCAACGCCGCCAGCGCATCTGGGGGCGTGACAACGTGGACTTCTGCGGGCGCCGACTTTCATGCTAGCCCTTCGCACACCTACTCTTTTGTTAAAGGAACTGAGGATCTTGAACTTGATATTACAACATTGGTTAATCAATGGCTGGATGGTACCAAGGCTAATTATGGCCTTGGCGTTTTCCTATCTACGGCATATGAGGACTCAACTGAGCGTTCGTATTATACAAAAAAGTTTTTTGGCAGAGGAAGTGAATTTTTCTTTAAACGACCTTGTATTGAAGCTCGCTGGAAAGACGCAAAGCTAGATGATCGCGGCGCCTTTTATGCAAGTAGTTCGTTGGCCCCGAAGGTTGACAATTTAAATACTTTATATTTTTATAATTATATTCGCGGCCAACTGAAGAATATTGAACAAGTTGGAAAAGGAAATATATATGTTCACTTATATTCCGGCTCGGACACTAATAATAGACCTGTCGCCGGCGGGACACCACTTCGTTTAGATCTTCCAGATGATCATGGTTCTGGCGAAACTGGCAGGATTCTTGATACGCCTGCAACTGGCGGTTGGTTTACAACAGGAATATATACCGCATCTCTTGGTTTGAGAACTTCTCTCGTGAAGGCTTTTGATGTGTGGCACGTTGGGGCAACTCACTACAAGAGTGGAACAATTGAGATTAAAACATTTAATACCAACTGGGAAGTCAATCCCACCGATCGCTATATAACTTCGATAACAAATTTGAAAGATTCGTATAATACTAAAGAAACGGCCAAGTTAAGATTATATATTCGCTCGCAAGATTGGAATCCCAATATTTATACAAAGGCAATAACTAGGGTTCAAGCAGAGCTTTTAGAACAAACCTATTATAGCGTTTATAGAGAGTCCGATGATTATACAATAATTTCATATGGCACTTCAAGCGCCACAGAACACACAAGATTATCTTATGATATATCTGGAAATTATTTTGATTTGGACATGTCTTTATTTGAACCGGGTTACGCTTATGGAATTAAATTTTTAATGAAAGTCAACGGCAACTGGAAAGAAACTCCAGAAACATTCAGGTTTAGAGTAGATAATGAGTCTTAAGAAACTATTTGATGCAGAAAAAAGTAAAAAAACCACCAACTTAACTTCGGTGGTTCACCAAAGCTTATCTGCGCTTAATTCAAGTTCTTTGGATGTTGAATCCGGAGAGCTAGTTAGACAATCTAATAAAGAAACTCGCAGGTTTGTTCCAGAGGTGGATTATTCTGATCCGGCGAACTTTGTTCGTTTTGGTTTAAGCGCTCAATATTATAATGAATCAATAACAAGAATTAAAGATTATTATCCATATGATGGCTCATTAGCAGAAAAACAAAAATGGCGTAACGAGTCAACGTATTTGGATCTTTATCTTTTTGATAATGAGTATCCTAGGGCAAACGGATATGTTTCCTTTGGAGATACTTGGACCGGCACTAGTACGATAACTGGGGGCTGGGGCAAGCCAACTACACTTGAATATATCCAGTTCAAAAGCGGCCCCCACAAAGATCCCAACGAAAGAGATACAATAGCAAAAACGTTTCCAGACCCCGGCAATGTTGTTGGCGGCAAGGCAAGTATATATGATGAAAACATAGACGATCTTGGCAAAAGTAGAGAAGGAAACTTACAATTTAAGTGGCATGACGGCGCCTGTGTTGAGTTCTGGATGAAAAAAAGCGCATGGCTAAATACCTCAACAGATACCATAAATGAGTGTATATTTCAATTGTCTGGAACGGATGACACTAAAAGCGTTGGCCACGAGTTGGCTATATTTTTAAGCGGTTCGGGCAATAGCACAAAGATATTTACTCACTACGGAACATATAGTGGTAAAACGTTTACTAAATCTGCGCTTAGTGCGTCATTAGATACTGGTTTGACTTCAATTGCCGATAACAGTTGGCACCATTACGCTATTAATATTAAGCCAGTATCAACTACTACAACTCTTGAGTTATATGTCGATGGTGTCCGTACTAGCGCGCTAGCATCGCTAACCACACCAAGTGTTACGAATGTTGTTAGCGGCGCTCTGGTGGGCACCATCGGCGCCTGTGGCGCGCAGATTGATACAAGCTTTAGAACGTTGGGTTACGGCAAGTTGAAAGCTAGTCTAGACGAGTTCAGATTCTGGAGAAAAGCCAGAACAGCAAGAGAGATCGGCCGATTTTGGAATAGCCAAGTTGGCGGTGGAACAAATACCGATATAGCAAATGTTGATTTGGGCGTTTATTATAAGTTCAATGAAGGCGTAGTGGGCTCCTCTTCTATAGATAAAAAAGTAATAGATTATTCAGGCAGAATATCTAATGGTACGTGGACCGGATATGCATCAGGCGCAAGATCTACCGATTCAGCGATTGTTGAATCTGGCGCATCGAGTTTTGAGTTCAAAGATCCTATTTTGTATAGCGCACATCCGGACTTTATAACATTTGAAAACAGATTAGCCGAAAGCGCCAGCTATCATGACAGGAACAACCCATCTGCCATTTATAATACTTTGCCGGCGTGGATAACAGAAGAAGATTACGAAAACGGCAGTGTTTTACGCAACTTGACACAAATAATGGCAAGTTATTTGGACGATCTTTATCTTCAGATACAAGAGCTTCCAAAGCTTAGACATAAAACTTATGCAGAAGATTTTAGGAAACCTCATGTTTTTTATGCACAGCTATTAGAAAATACTGGTTTTCCTGCACCAAAGATTTTTGCGAACATATCAAGCTTTACAAAATATTTAAACCGATCAGAAAAGAAACTATTTGAAAAAGACGTAGATGAAATAAAAAATACGATTTATCAAAACATATATAATAACTTAGTTTATATTTTAAAAAGCAAGGGCACCGAAGCCGCTTTTAGAAACTTGATTAGGTGTTTTGGCGTCGGCGATGAACATTTTAAGCTTAATATTTATTCAAACAATACGGAATATAACCTTAAAGACGGCTATAGGCCAGCAGTAGTAAGAAAAAATTATATTAATTTTAATGATCCCGATGAATTTGAGGCGAGCGTTTATCAATATTCAGATCCGATTAATTCTGATTCAACAGGCTTTATTTATGGAACGCTAGATCAAAAAGTTGCTAACGATCAGTCTGCTGAAGGCTCAACTGCAAATACTTATGAGTGCGAAGTTATATTTCCTAAGCGCCCAGCCCCGGGCAGCTTCAACTTTGTAGATTATCCGTATTTAACATCCTCGTTGTTTGGCGTGCATCAACATAACACGGCCAGCAATGATGACGATACTGGCTTTCCAACACCAGATTATGCAAACTTTCAAGTGCATGCTGTACGCAATAAAATATATTCAAAGGATGTATATTTTGTTTTAACTTCTTCTGGTGATTTTAGTTTTAAAGAAATTGCTTCGCCTGTTTTTAGAGACGTTTATAATAATCAGAAGTGGAATTTTGCAGTTCGTATTAAGCCGAGAAAATTTGATCTTGCAGATTTTACGAGTGGAAGTTTTGAAGTTGGAGTAACCGGCTCAAATATTGAATTCTATGGCATAAGTACGGTGGGAAGTTATGTTAATGGTGAGTTTTTGCTTTCAGCATCTATACCAACTTACCTTCAGGGCGTTTCTTTGGTTGCACATCCACGCAGAGTTTACGTCGGCACGCATCGTCAACACATGACAGCTTCGACAGTATATCAAAGAACAGATACAAAAATTTCATCGATGAGAGTTTGGGCAGATTATTTGGACGACAACACTATTAAAGCTCATGCTCTTGACCCGGAAAATTATGGCACTGCACAGCCCTATAAGAGTGCTTATTTAGGCCAATCACAGATAAGTGATGTTTTTGTGCCAAAATCTGAAACTTTGATATTGAACTGGGATTTTGCTCAGGTCAGTGGCTCAGATGCTAATGGCAGGTTCCCCGTTATTGACGCGTCTTCTGGTTCTGTGACCGATCTAAATACTCGTGTTCGCTACGGAAAAATGGGAGATGTAATCAAAAAGTTCCATACTGGCCGTGGGGACTTTTTTAAAGAAAGCGAAACCCGTGTATTCGAAAAAGAATATGTTCAATCTGCTAAAAAGCAATTGCCAGAAAACTTATACACAGAAGATACAGTTCAAATTTTACGAGAAGACGATTTACAATTTACAAAAGAGTCTAAGCCCATTTCCACATTTATAAATGTAGAAAGAAGCATGTATCAAAATATTTCACAAGAGATGGTGAATATCATGTCTTCGATTGTTGATTATGCTAATCTTGTCGGAGAGCCGGCTGATAAGTATAGGCAGGAATATAAAAACTTAGGAAAGCTAAGAGGCCTCTTCTTTGAGAGGATCGGTAATACGCCAGATCTAGATAAATATTTGGAATACTTTCAGTGGTTAGATCTTTCCCTTAATAGAATTATTGAACAATTATTCCCAGCATCTGCAAATGTTTCAGAGGGCGTAAGAAATATGGTCGAAAGCCATATTTTTGAAAGAAGCAAATATCGACATCAGTTTCCGACGCTTGAACTCAAGGGCAACGATCCTTCCGGTTCTTTAGAAAGCATCAATAGGCATCTTTATAATTGGAAATATGGTCATGCTCCGCTGGTAGAAGACGGCGAAAGAGAATTTTTAGAACAGCCAGAAAAACAAGCAGAAAATTGTTTGTGGTGGGATAAGCGTTCTTTGGAGGACGGCCTTCCACATTCTGGTGATGCTGATATTGATGTAAATAATAGACAAGTAATTTTTAAAGCCGAAATCGACGCATTGCGGCGATCGTGGACTACTCCGTATAGATACACAGTAGATTTTCAAGATGAAGTCCGCACCGGTATTCAAACCAAAAATAGTAAATACAACTTACACAAGGCAACAAGGGGTGTCATTAGGGTGGACACCGCCCCGGCTCCGGAAGACGGGAGTGAATCTCAGATTGGAACTAATTGCGATGATGACGCCGCACTTAAACTTAAATATGACGGTCAAGAAAAGATTAAAGTAGTTATAGATGGCAATATATACAAACCAGCCGGCTTGCCAGTACGCTATTATTCAACTTCAGATACGTCAGAAGGCATATTTACAACTCACCAACATTTAGATGTATACGAACCCGATTATGAAGTTCCAATACAAGGTCCGTTCACAGAAAAATATGTCGGCGGTAGTGCGCATAGAAAAGTGCCTCCGACAACAGCAAAAGCTGGTCCTGCCGGCAACACCACAAGGCCGGAAGCTTGGTTATTCGATGGACCAGAGGAAAAAATTGACAATCCTTTCAACGTTAATGTGGATCACGCAAGAGCCGATTTTTATGGTGGTGGCGAGTTCGGTAGTAGCGAATTGGCCAAACGTCCGGTTAACATACGAAACGTTTTGTATACCACCAGTACAGTTGGGCTGCCAACTGTAATAGGCAATTATCAGAAAAATTATGAAGCGGTTCAGACTAGCGACCGCATGACGAATAATTTATATTTCCGATCCAGTAATGGCGTAGAGCCCAACTCGGTTCCATCACCATATGTTGCGGATACGTATGATTTTGAAGTTCCCGATAGAGGAAGAAACGAGACAGTTATCGTTGAAAGGTTCAGCGCACCCGGCGGCATTGATACTATGAACGAAGGATATTTGGATGTTGTTTCTGCGCAGTATTCAGTTTATAATGCTTTGCCATATAGAAACTTGATTGTAAGAGAGCCCCTTAGAGAGCTTTTGTCAAAACCAATGGCTTTTGGCGGTTATCAGTCTGGATCGTCGGTTACAGCTTCGTTCCACAAGGTGAACCACAACCCATTAACAGTTCTTAAGTTCCGCGGGTCGGATGCGAGCGCAGGGTATGTAACGGATAGTCTTGAAGACAACTGGTTCGTTCAGCATATGATCCCCCAGAGCGATATTCAGTATTCTTGGATTGCAAAATCATATGATTCTACGGCAGTATATGGTTATGCGACGGGCAGTAAGGATATTGTGTTTGAACCAAACGCTTATCGTGACGTTTCGGACCTCTGGGTCGCGCTGCTCTACGACAACCCCCGCCCAGTGGGGAATTATCCTTTTAACCATGCTAACTTAACACATTGGTCAACCAACCCGAATGACCCGGCTTTGCACTGGGGTCCTCCCGGCCCTGTCGCCATCGCCGTGTCGGCATATATGAACTATCAAATTGTTGAAAATGAAAATTTGCTCGACATGGAGAAATACGCGCAAGCCTTACAGCGCGGCCACGACGAACTCACCGACGCCAACGCGGTGATCTACAACCTGCTCTGGCCGATGTGGAAAAATCTTCTTCGCATCAACGGCCCGTATGGTTATCCTTCTTGGAAACAGACAAGAGCGGCTCAGCACCCAGTTGCTAGATACCACAGACGCAATAATACAATATCGATTGTAGAGCCGATTACAATTGATGGTACAGCCGCTGGAACTGGTTTTCCGAAGTATAAGGGAGGCGGATTTTCACATTATATTGAGCCAGCGGTTGTTTCAAAGTATAGTCCTTTGGTCCATAAATTAACTGTAAAAACTGATCCAGTCACTACAATCGGCCCTCCTAACTCTGAAATTATTATTCAGCACACTTATGCCAACAATAAATCAGATTTCAGTCATGACGAATTGAATAAAAAATTGGGAATAGATTTTGATTCTAGACTTCAAGTGTACGATCATATTTTAGACTTGTATGATACGGACGTAATTAAAAAAGTCAATCACTTGAAATATAAAGAAACGCTGTGGCCAAGAGAAAAGAATTCATTTTTAGCTAGAAGTAGAAAAAGATTAGATTATGCCGAACTGCAAACTGAAATTGATGCTGTAGAGCACAGATCGTTCTGGAGAGACAATATTGTAGATCGAGAAAGGCGTACACTTGGCACAGCACTTAATTCGCAAAATAGAGTGGTCGCGGGCACAGAGAATAAAACCGGCTTGTCTATTTGGCCTCTTGATACTTTTGGCGAGTTAAGACTTCACCATTCTGGCACGGCAAGCGACCCCCATATGGCGTGGCTTACGGCTTCAGCGTGTTATACGCGCATTTCGTCATCACATCAAGCGCATTGGCAGGAGGGAAGGTCTGGCCCGGGCTTGGCAAACCCAACATACGGCCACAACGCGATTAGTTTTTATTGGACAAACCAACTTCTTCCAACGGCCGACGAAAGATATTGGACTGATAATGTCACAACCGGCCGAGCGCCTCGCAACCCTTGGTTTGATTCATATGAAGATTTTTCAGAAGACATTAAAAGATTTGGCAAAGACCACTCTATTATTCCAGAGTTTAGGATAAGTGAGCATATGGATTATTTTGTTAATCAAAAAGGCGGAAACTTCTCCGCCCCTCTGCCCGGATTTTTAAGCATTGATGGTGCGAGCAGTGATGAGGCCCCAAGAACAAATGGTATTTTGGATGTTGAAGATGCGTTTGGAAATAGTTTAGCCGCATCAGGACGACCAGATGAAAACAGCTCCTCTGATAATTTTTACAAGTATTATGCAGAGGGCGAGTTTAATAAATATTTCAAGATTTTACGACAAGACCACAAGGACAAAAAGACAAAAATAAAATTAGAATGCCGCGGCATTATGAAATTGTTGCCATATAATGGTTTTTATCCTGTGTTAAGAAGCGTGCAAATGGCAACACTGTTTTCTTCTTCGTATGGTAGTGCTGTGTCTGGTGGTGAAAATATGTTAACGGGACCAGATAATACTTTAGTCCAAAGAAAACAGGCCGCATACGCTGGTTTCTTAACTCCCTTTTATACCCCGGGAATTTTTTATAACACGGTTAAATCTGGCATTGCGGTTGATTACTCAGTACACACTACAATCGCCAACGTTGGCTATGAAAGCCCAGTAAAGGGCTATACAGTGCAAACCGGCCCAGAATTTAGAGTGCCGTTTGAAGCAGTCATAAGCCCTAGAAAATATTTTTTATCTGGTACAAATATATATCTTCCAACTCCGGAAGCGCGATTTAATCTTACTTGTAGTTTCAGCGGCCGGACTAGTAATGTTTTATATGATTTGGCTGCAAATAATTATTTTGCTGAAGTTTCGAATTTCTTTTTGCAGAATAAAAGAAACGTCGTGTTAGCTTCAAGGCCAGAACCTTTTACTATGTATTCGGGCGTTGAATATAAGATGGACGTTGTGCTGCGTAAAAAACAAGAGAAGACGCAACGCTTTACTGAAGACAACTTCGAGCGCTTTATTATGTTTGAGGGCCCGTCTTATCCGGAAGATGGATTCGGTTGGAATTATCTCGGCGCGCCATTTGGGCCGCCCTATAAATATAGAGCTAATAACCAATGGGCTGATGAAGATCCCGGGTTTGCAGTTCATGCTCCACCATATTTTTATGGTGATTCAATAGCAACAATTAGTTTCACGCCATCGCGAAATGATAAGTTTTCTTTAAACGAAATACTTGCGGGAGCTACAATTACATATTCTAATCTAGGTAATTTTACAACAGGCTTCATGAAGGCGATCGAGCCCGGGACTGCTGTCGATGATCATCGAATGCATATTAGTTCGTCTGTAAATCTGACTGGAAAGACAAAGGTTAAACAAGTCACGTATTCAGCGGTTGATGTGTTTGAGACCGATCGCGGCCAGAAGTTTAAGCCAGTAAGCATTTCAGACGATCCAGACGCCCCTAATGCATGGGTTATTTCACCAAAGTTTGAATGCCCAGTGATGAACTTTTCGGAAACAGTGTTAGAGGAAGAAACAGGCGGAATGTGGACTCACTATGGTAAAATTCCAACTCAAAAGGAAGGGGTTACTTTACAAATACGTGAACAAGATCCGGTATTAGGTAGTCGCGACCCAAGAGCAACAAAAGTCGGATCATTGGCAAAGGTGTGTGGGTTTGATACAAAGGAGAAGTATGTTGGCCAGTTAGCCAGCCAGAAGGAGATTTCAGAAGCAATCGTAGTCATACCTCTGAGGCCGGCCGTAACCGTTGGCACAACATCCTTTCGGGAAAGGCCATATTATTTTGATAAACGAACTTTGGCGGTTGCTCTTGAAGAAAAGCAAATGTTTATGGTATTCGAAGATATTCATTTAAACCCGAAAGATTCGATTAAACAGATGGTGACAAAGATGCAGAAATATGTATTCCCGCCTCATTTAGATTTCTTGACTAACAGAGAAATGACGCCGTTTGGAATGTACATTTTTGAGTTCGAAGACACGCTGTCCAAACAGGATTTGGCTAATATTTGGCAGGGTGTTATGCCGGATCGTGCCGTCACCGCTAAACGAGAAACTGTCGCCGTCGAGCATGAGATCGGGCCCGGCGAAATATTCCAAGAAGACTTTCAAGAAGATACACGTTGGATAATTTTCAAAGTTAAAAGAAAAGCAAGAACAAATTATTTTGCAACAACTGCAGATCAGTCTGATGACGACAGATTTAAGTTTGATTTTAAGATCGGCGCGCAAGGCTCAACAGCGGAGCAAAATGAACTGCCGTATAGTTATAATTGGCCATATGATTATTTTTCTTTGGTCGAGTTGGCCAAGATTGACGCAGAAGTGACTTTTGAAGAGAAAGAGGAAGTTAAAGAATGAAGTTCTTCAATAGAAAAGAAGAGGTAATGGACTTTCAACTTACTCAAGAGGGTAAGCGCCAGTTGGCTGGGGGCACCTTAAAGCCAACATATTATGAATTTTATGACGACGATATCACGTATGATGTAGACGGCTCTAGTCCTTGGGAAGCACAAAATAGTTCCGAGGATAGAATTAAAACAACGCCGCGCTTTAAAACTCAATATCTTTTTCACGGGGTTAATACAGAATTTCAAAAACACTTAAACCAAGATAAAGACAACTTTATGGCTAGAGATGAAAATTGGAATCCCTTAAAGTCCCCATTGGGAATGGCCGACTTTTCATCTAATTACGCCCCAGCTTGGGAAATAAATTTTTTAGCTGGCAGAAATTATAATATTGCAACAGCTTATACATCTTCGGCTGATATGTATGAAAAAATACCACAAATCAACTGTGAGCTAGAATATTTTATAAAAACAGGCGATAAAAAAGCGCTTGAAGAAGAATTTGGCATACTGCCCACTGGGGAAAACTTTGAAAGTGACGATTTACATATTTTTGATGATGGTACTTTTTTTACCGTACAGCCAGAGAATAATTTTATTTTAGAAATTTTAGAAGAAAATACAATTTTTGATAAAGAAAATTTTGATATAGAAGTTTTTCTGGTCGAGCATACCGGCAGCACAAACAAACAAGAAATGCTTATACCTCTTAATTTTTCTTTGCAGGAAAATATGGAATTATTTCCTCAACAAGAAGACGAAGATCTTAATTCTGAAAAGGTTGAATATTTTATTGATGTTAAGGGTGAGAGCGAAATGGACCCTGAGCTTATAGAAGAATTAGAATCGCTGGCCAAGTTTAAGTCTAGATTTGATACTTTTGAAAAAGCCGATTATACAAAAGTTGGTGTGGATGATAATTATACTGATCAACCACCACCAAAAGATATTAAGGAGCCTTGCTAAATATGGCTGAAAATCTCACAACCGAACTTGGCCACATTATTCCCGATGTGTATTTTGACAAAGTAAACCTTCACAGCGAGGGTGAAACACTAATTGTCAAAATAAACGCACACTTAAAAGACTTTGTTGAAGAGGATGTTGTCTCATCTTGGTTCGCTGATGAAGATTTTGCAAAGTATTTTAAAGTGGACATGTACTATAGTACTGATCGTGAAGTAACACAACATATTATTGAATATAGTCTCCACTCATCTCGCGCCGGCGAGATTGATATGGATTGGAAATCTTCGATAACCAAGAAGGCAGAAAAAGAAAAAACTTTTGTAAAAAACGGCACAGCGAACTTTGTAAAAAGTGATTATATTTCTGTTAGTGATAGCGGAAATGAGATAATTGATATACCACTTGTTCCTCAAAAAATTAAACTAGACCAAGTCCCCGGCCATTTAACAGTATTTTTTGGACCACGCCTTAATCTTGCTTCCCTTGCCACGAACATGGACCTCCCGGCGCCTAAATGGCCGCAGAAGTCCTTTATTTACAGCCACAAAATATTTGCGTTTACAATATTTGATAATGGACAGACTGTTTCTACTCAGAAGCAGTTTGTTACAAAAGATGATGTAGATAAGTCTGGCGACTTGGCGACCGCTTGGAGCGGGCCTGTGCATTCAATTCCGGGCTATGAATTTGCAGATCCTGCAGGCGGCTATAAGTATGTTCCCCTCGCTTTTATGAAGGGTGCGAAACACCCCGGCTACGATGTGCCTCACGACTTTTTAGAACTCATCGATGTTGAAAACAATATTGTACAGGATTTCAGAAGCGTAACCAGACTTGAGCAGACGCAACTAGATTTAACACAGCTTGAAAATCAATTGATGCCGGCTTTGCAGATTGTTGAAAAGTATGCCAAAACCACAGAAGGCAACAAGATGGTGGATAAAAAGCCAAGATACTTTTCAGAACTACTTGTATCAAGAAATGATGAAAATCAAGCAAGTTTTGTATTTATGTTTGATCAAAGACAATATTTAAAAAACAATTCAACATATAAAGCCCTCTTCGCGCTTTCGCAATTTTCTGATGGGGTGGCAGTAGAAGATATTCTTTTAGAAAATTCGCGCATATCTTCAATGCAAATTTATAGAACTAGAGTAGACGAGAAGGCACCCGATGATGATAACGGGCCGACTCTTCTTGTGGCTACCGGTCAATCGCCGGCGAAGATTGGTGTAGATTTTGTCGCATCACCACCAGATGTCGGCGGTTATATGTTTACAGAACTTACTGATAATATGAATTTGTCAAAGGGTATACGCGTTTTCACAATCCTTGATCATGAGATGAAAAAACTTAATGCTGGAAAATATTCATATAGAGTGGCCTTAGAGGTTACAGATCCAACAATTCCGCATATTAAAAATGAGTTGAAAAAATTATATGCTGCTCAAGCTACGTTTGAAAAATATTATCAAAAGTCATTAGGATATGCCACCGCTCAAGCGTTTGAAACGGCGCCGCAAGCTGAAACTACTTTTGAAACAAAAACTGGCATGCCATTAAAAAAATCATTTCCATTTTATGATTATATTACTGAAAAGTTCAGACCAGAGTTTCGAAACTCTGTAACTAATGCTGATTGGCTGACGCCGATTGATACGCTAAAACAAGTTCTTTTTGCCATTTATGGTTCAAATTTTAATTTGGGCACTGTTGGTAATCCGTATGGTGGATCGGGCCTGACCGGCTGGGGCAAGATGGTCTCTCCAACAACAGGAAGTCCAGATGGAATTAAGGCTATTATGGAGACAATGGATAAGTTTGTTGTGGCTTTGGAAAAGCTGGTTAGCGTTACCAAGGCAGCAAGCCCCGCTGATAAAACTTCGTCTAATAAAACAAAAGCAACTAAAGCTCTTCGTGCGGAATATACTTTTTCAGAATCATTTGATGCTAGCGAATCGAGCGCCGTGGGATATCATTATATGTCTTTGCCAGAACTAAATGCCTCGCGCATGTTCGGCCTGAAGGAATATAATCCTAGTTGGGTTGATACAAGGGTTAATTTAGAAGTAGATAAGTATTTTGGCCTTGGACAAGCTGCGAAAGAAGAGGTTTGGGATTGGGGCGATAGATTGCAAAATAGCGATTATAAAGGCATTGTGGATGGAGTAAATATTCAAAAATATTCTTATGTAAGCCCTTCAAAAATTGATACTTTGGCATTGGGGTCAACAGAGCAACTTGAAAAGGGTGGAATTTATAATAAGGCAAAACATCAAAAACTTCTTTTGGACATTATACAATATAAGAAAACGGGAACGCCAGCCACGTTTGATTTTAAAGCACATCCCGGGGAAGCCTCCAAAGAAAAAAACAAAGATTGGCACGCGATGAGGTCAGGCTTAATTGATCTTATGTCTGAAGAAAATTGTGTAATGATAAGTAAAGAAGGGTTTTCTGAAGGCGCCTTTAGTTTTAAGTCGTTTAAATCAATCTTTAAATCATTTGGGCTTCCAAACTTTTTTGGGAAAAAAGATAACAAAACGCCCCCTCTTGACTCAACGAAAAAAGAAGAGAGTATACCGTATACAGTTCCATCAGATCAGGAAGATTATAACCCCAACTCTTTATTTCTTCACCTTGTGGTTAAAAGCATTTTAGAAAAAGAAGGCATGTCTATTAGCTCAATCAAAAATTTGTATTACGCCGCCGCCAAAACAAACGAAGATTTTTTTGCATACGATTATCAGGCCGCTTATTTTAAATATTTTGGAGAAATGCTTAAAAAATATGGATCTAAAATGAAAGCCATGAAGATGGCAAAAAAGAAAGTGTTCACAGATTTACCGAATCAACTTAAAGCTTTAATTGTAAATTCAGAAACTATATATCCAAAATACGCACAAAACGTGGATCCAAAAGATCCAATGAAAGATCCAAAATCATTTATGGCGATATGGCTGAACTTTAAAAATTTAATGAAGATTGAATACTTTCAAGGATTTGTAACGGACAAAACTAATGAAACAAATTTCTTAGGACTTCCGGCATGGACGACGCTTCCCGCTGATTATAAAAATTTAGGATCCAGCGAAAAACCATTTTTGCTTTGTCGCCTGACAAGACATGCGGATCAACAGTTTGGTATTGTTGAGTCTCCTCTTTTAGATTTACCAGTATTCGATCAGTACTTTCTTATTAATGCGGCCGATACCAGCACAATTGCTGCTGGCTTATTGCCCGAAGTAAAACTAGGAATAAACCAAATTTCTGCCACCGGTGCAGGCGGTATGGGCCCAGCCGCGCCAGTTGGGGGCACTCCCGCTGGCATGACACCCGCTGAACTTGGCTTCGGCGGGGCAGCAGGCGCGGTTAACATGGGTGGCCTTGCTATGAATCAGCTTAATAGTCTTGCTAAAGCGGCAGATGCTGGTACAAAGAAGAAGACCAAGGAAGCGGCTTTGGGCCTCGGCGGCGCTGCCGGTGCGGCAGCAGCCGGCGGTGGCGGCGGTGGCCCGGGCGATGTTGTTGGGCCCGCCGGTGGTGGTGGTGGCATGCCCCCCGCGTTGGCACCGAAACCAAAGAAGAAGCCAAAGAAGAAAACACCGAGAAAGAAGACACCCAGAAAGAAGGCGCCGAAAAAGAAAAAGAAGATTGTCATCGGCGGCACCGGCTTCGGCGGCGGCGGTAACATGGGCGGCGGCGGCATGGGTGGCGGAGGTATATACTAATGGGAGTAAAGAAACGAATTGTATTAAGCGGCGTGTCCTTCC